AGGGTTCGGCCATGACTTCCTATCAGCGCGCAAAGCGCTTTTGGTTCTGGCGCGGCTCAGCCATCGCCCTGCTCTTCTTCACCGCCTGGATGCTGGCAAGCGCCTACTCCGGCCAGCTCACTCAATAACCCACACCTTCAAAGCTGCGCACCGCGCCGCAAGGAACTGTCATGTCCGCAAATACTAAACAAGTACAAGAATCGCTCGAAATGAGCGAAACCGACGACGTACAAAAATCTGTAGTTCCTGCGGTTGCCGTCACCGACATCGCCGAATATCGGCCGCACGAGGAACAGATAGTTCGTCTGGAGACCACTTACGCGAAGCTGGTCGTTGACTGCTCGACCAGCGAAGGTTTGGCGAATGCGAAGGAAGTTCGCGTTGATATCCGCGACGTGCGCTATGCCTTGGCGAACACCACCAAAACGGCACTCGTTCCCTATCAACAGAAAGTCAAAGATGCCCAGGCTCGCGTCAACCAGGTTAAGGAATTCGGCGAGGCCCTGAAGGATCGAGTCTTGGCAATCGAGGCGCCTGTTGACGAAGCAATCAAGGCCGAAGAAAAACGTGTAGCTGACGCCAAGGCCGAGCGCGAGCGTGTCGAGGCTGAACGTGTCGAAGCCATCCGGACGAAGATTACCCGCTTCAGTTCTGTCGCTGCTGCATATGCAAGCCGCAGCGCTGCTGATGTCGCAAGCGTCCTGCAAAACGTCAAGGAGTCGGTGATTCTGCTCGAAGAATATGCCGAGTTCGAAGCTGAAGGCACCATCGCTCGCGACAACGCTATTGAACAGCTGGAAACGCTGCACAAGTCTGCCGTTGAGCGAGAAGAGGCTGCCGCCAAGCTGCTGGCCCAGCAGAAGGAACTAGACGAACTGCGCGAGAAGCAGCGCATCGCCGACGAGAACGCGGAGAAGGAACGCCAACGGATCGCAGCAGAGGATCGCCAGCGCATTGCAGATCAGCAAGCAGAATTGAACCGGCAGCGCGAGCAGCTGCAACGCGATCAAGGCGCTCAGCGCCTAAAGGACGAGCAGAATCAACGCGACCAGGAAGAACTGGCTCGTCTGCGCGCACAAGCCGCACCGGCATCACTAACTGCCGTGACTCCTGCTCTGGTTGCAGGGAAGGTTGAAATCGCCCCCATCAGCACACATGCGGTAGCCGCTGAATCGGACGTTGTGACCACGACCGCGCCATCGATTGACGACATTGTCGAGGTGGTAGCCCTGGGCTTCGACGTGGACATCGGCACTGCTCGCGCCTGGCTTCAAGCCATCCGCTTCTAACCTTCCTCTTTCCATCTAAAGGCCGACCCACTCCTTGCCGGCCACGGAGAGCGCAATGACCGATTCAGACATTCAAGCACCAACTGGCCTCACCACGTATCACGACCCATCGCACAACGCGGCAGCGCTCATTCTCGACCCAGGCACCATGAAGTCGATGAGCGACCTTGCGCTGATGATGTCGAAGGGAGTGACAACGGTCCCCAAGCATCTGAAGGGCAATCAAGCTGACTGCATGGCGGTAGTGCTACAAGCGATGCAGTGGCAGATGAACCCTTTCGCTGTTGCGCAGAAGACGTTCATCGTCAACGGCGGTGCATTGAGCTATGAGGCACAACTCGTCAACGCAGTGATCACCGCCAAGGCACCAGTCAAGGGTCGCTTGAACTTCGAGTGGTTCGGCACCTGGGAAAACGTCATCGGGAAGATGCGCGAAGTCACCAGCAAGACCAAGAAGGACGAGGACACCGGCGAGTTCAAAAAGTACCGTGTTCCCGGCTGGAGCTTTGACGATGAGAAGGGTCTCGGGATTAAAGTTTGGGCAACCTTCAAAGGCGAAGACGAGCCACGCGTTCTGGAGCTACTGCTCACCCAGGTCCGCACGCGGAACTCTACACTTTGGGCGGAAGATCCCAAGCAGCAGATCGCCTACCTAGTGACCAAAAAATGGGCGCGACTCTTCTGCCCTGACGTCATCCTCGGCGTCTATACACCCGATGAGTTCGAAGACTCGTACGGCGGCGAAATCGATATCACCCCTGCAAAGCAGGCTTCAAACACCGCTGCCGCTGCTGGTGTGTCGTTCGGCCCGAAATCTCCGTCGCCAGAAATCGACGGAGTATTCGCAGACCTTCTGGTCGTCGCGAAGCGGCAGGACATCGAAGCCTATGCGACAGCCTGGGCAGCTCTCAAGCCTAAGCAGCGCGCAGCGATCGGCCTGGAGTGCCACGAAGCGCTAAAAAACATGGCGGCAACCGTTGATGGCGACTTTACCGATATGACTGGAAACAACGACGGCCTGTCTCAGGTCGAGGACGCGGCGTAGTGAGAACGGAACTTCAGGGCACTGAAAAGTGGCATGCAGACCGATCTGGCCGAGTGACCGCCAGCCGGTTTAAAGACGTGATGGCCTGGGGGAAGCCTGACAAAAATGGGAAGCGCGAGCCTATGGGGGCGCGCACCTCATACATGCGCGAACTGTGCTTCGAGCGACTGGCAAAGAAGTCCAAGCACAACGTCAGCAGTGCTTCCATGAAGTGGGGTCACACCGAAGAACAGAAGGCTCAGGACGCCTACGAGATGCTGACCGGCAACATCGTCATACCGTCAGAGTTCATCGTCCACCCGAAGTACGACTGGCTCGGCTGCTCGCCAGACGGCTTGATCAACGATGACGGGGGCACCGAGTCGAAGTGCCCGTTCAATGAGGCGATTCACGTCAGGACGTGGCTCGAAGGCATGCCTGAGGAGCACATGCCGCAAGTACAGGGCTGCATGTTCGTTACGGGGCGGAAATGGTGGGACTTTCTGTCGTTCGATTCTCGCCAGGATGAGGAGTGTCAGCTCTACATCGAGACGATTCACCGCGACGAAGACTACATCGCCAACCTGCACAAAGAGCTGGTCCAGTTCAACCTGGAGCTGAATCGCATGGTCGATGAGGTCGCGGACAAGGCCCGGGCGCAGGCCCATCGCTTAGGAGCTTGATCATGATCAGCAACCTGAAATACGACATCGAGTTCCAGCGCGAGAAAGCGCTGGAGCTTTCCAGCCAAGTCGAACAACACCTGGCTGCGGGCGGGCGCTTCTCCAGATCGGAGCCCGCTCAAATCAATCCACCACCTGCTGAGCGTTCCACAAAGATCGATCCAGACACCGTCCTCAAACGCCGCCCCAAGGCGATGACTCGGGCTGAGCGGTTGGCGCTTCGCAAAATGGCGGACTCACTATGAGCAAACGCAAGCCGCATAACCTCAAGGCCCGCATCGACCGATCGTGTCGTTCGCTGCTGGCCACCAACCACCTCGCAGTGGTGAACATCGATCCCAGCGGCCACCAGGGCATGATCAATTACAAGTCGCTGAAGAACATCGCGCCCGGGAAGATTGGCCAGGCCGTGTGCGGCATTCCCCATCGCTGGACGATCTACCTCAGCGCTCTCTGTATTGATGCCCGCGGCGACCGCTACAGCAAGTCGATTGAGGTAGCTCCGGACGGCGTCTATCTCTCCGACCACCTGGAAGACGTGATCGAGCATTGCTACAAGAAGCTTCGCGACTCGGCCAATCAAAGCCAGATGGTGGCCTCTGGTTGGATCGCCATTCCTGAGTCCTTGTCACTCGACGAGGCTCACGCTGCGCGGATTTTTAAAGCGGTCGGAGTCTGGAATCAGGTCAAGGTAGCAGCGTGAGACGGTTCCGCGTTCAGCAACGAAAACGACAAACCTGGCTGGCGATGCCGGCCAGTGGCATAGAAGAGGTTGGCCATGGCCAAGAGTGGACAAGAACGATCGGCCAAAGCTGCCGAGAAGCGCAGCCAGTACGACGAGAAGGAACTGCGGCACCGGTTACGGCTCGGCACCCGGCAGAAGCTTGATGAGCTGATGGCCTGGAACGGCATCGAGGAAATCAACGAGGCGGTGCAGAACCTGATACTGAACGCTCACGCGCTCGGGCCGACCCTGTCATTCCAAGCGATGGAAAGTCCGCGCCACAAAGTACAGATAAGTGAAAACGTGGCGCGGATGTTTCAGAGGGAAAGCCTGCTAATGATTCAACAGGATCCGGGGGATGAAATATTCAACTCTGCATGCTTCGAAAACATACGCCATGAGTAATCGACAATTTGCACTTGAACATCAACCTTCGCATAAGTGTCGAGAGTTCGCTCCATTGATGGCGTTTCGGAAAGATAGAGTTCTACATCCGAATGCATACGCGTCATCGCGCCGATAATTGTCATGCACTGAACGACCAGTTCCGCTTTTCCAAGCTCATGCACAGGTATCGCTTTCAATGCTTGAACTACCGCTTGGAAAGACCCACCCAAAGCGACATTCCAAAAGGTTTTGAAAGCATGATCCGCGGGTTTATCTTTTGCGAACTCCCCCAACACCCTGGCATGGTCCGCTGCGATCTGCACTACTGCGTGCATCGACTCTAGTCGCCCCACCTTCTGCTGATCCAGGTGACGTTGCTGTTTTCGGGTTTGCCTATTTGCAACCGCGAAGGCGCCGATGATTGCTCCAATAGATCCGAATGCTTGAACCCATGAAGCCACCACGGTGCTGTCGATGCCAGACAGTTTTACGGCAGACAGCACTAGCCAGAAAGTCGGCCCAGCTATAACGCTTACCCAGAGCAAACCTATTGCGAACGGTGCGCTACTTTCCAGCTGTTTCCTGAAGTCCACCTAGTGTTCCCTTGATAGCAAAAAGGCTGCATAAGACACCATCCGAAATCAAATTGCCACTGTCACATCCGGTCACGGAAGGCGGCACCTGAGGGGGGAGGAAACTACGGTCTGGCCTTTTCTGACCGGAAAACTTTGCCGTATGCGTAAAACCCAATGGTGATTTCAGCTATCGCCATCACGCCATAGATTGCACCAAACATGAAGGACGAAACGACAAACGCGAGACCTACAAGAGACAGCAGCACCTCAGAAATATTCTGCCATTTCTTCGATAAAGATGGCCCCAAAGCCTCAACGAAGCCAGCTACGAACCCGATCAATATTCCCACAACGATTCGCGCAAACATCACAGCTCCTTGATCCGGACCCATGCCGGGCCGAACACAAATACCCCACTTCAACGAATCACGCCAGTGAGCTGGGCGGCTGGCTTCGTCGCCTACCGCACCAAAGGCTCAGCAACTCGGTCTATCGCTTTCCTGTAGTTAGCCAGATCAATGATCTGCCGCAAACAGATCACGACTTCCAGCTTCTGCTTGTCGTCGGGAATCCCTATTCGCTTGAGCATCATTTGAGCGTCTTCCTCGATTGCCGCGAGTGCATCGATATCGCTTTGCAGTCTCATGTCGGCCTCCAGTAAGGCTGAATTCGAGATAGATGCATAGACCACAAACTCACGTCACGCCAGCCGCCGAGCGCACCTGCCAGCATCAGTTTTTCTTTCCTGACGGAGCATTTCCTCTATGGTCACCCGATGGTTTCGGCGTTGTACTTGGCCAATTACCGCCTGGCCCTGGATGACTCGAAGGCCCGCGTGAACTGCCGGATCCTTTGCTTGATCCACCTGAATTGCTTGAGTTTTTACCGCCACCACTTTTGGACATGATGATCTCCTTGGTAATGGGAACAGCCCATTGAGAGTAGGTCATCACGGGGCCACTCATGGCCCGCCTGTCCGGATACCCCACTTCAACGAATCACGCCAGCCGGCGAGGATCCCGCATGACCGACACTCACATCGACGAAAAGAAACTCGAGCGGGCGATCCGCAAGATCAAGCACTGCCTGGCACTGGCACAGAGCGCCAATGAGAACGAAGCAGCCACGGCACTTCGGCAAGCGCAGGCGATGATGCGTGAATATCGACTGACCGAAATGGACGTGAAGCTCAGCGAAGTGGGAGAGGTTGAATCCCAGTTCTCTCGCAATGAGCGCCGCCCTGTTTGGGATCAGCATCTGAGTGCAGCTGTCGCCGAAGTGTTTAGCTGCTCCGCGCTACGCAACAGGCAATGGTGCAAAACCAAGGACCGGGTCGTAGAGCGCGCATCATTCGTAGGAGTTACACCGGCTCAGCACATCGCCCTCTATGCCTATGAAGCGTTGCTGACCAAGCTGACCCTGGCTCGCAAGGAGTACGCTGCAGGCGTTCGCTCCGGCAAACATCGCAGCCGCTACTCTGCCGAAACGGCTGGTGACCACTTCGCTCTGGCGTGGGTCGGGCAAGTCTATGGAAAGCTGCGAACCTTGGTTCCCCAAGGGGAGGAAGACAGCGCCGTCATACCCAGCGAGGGCCGCGACCTTGTGGCAATACAAACTCAGGACAAAACACTGATCGCCGAATATCTCTCCAGCAAAGGCGTCGGGAAAGCCCGAAAGGCTCCTGAGACAGAGCTCGACATGAACGCCCAGATCGCCGGCATGCTGGCAGGTCGAAACGTTGACCTGCACGCAGGCATCGCGCGCGGCGGCGACGAGCTGCTCGCGCTCTCCGCCATCGCCTGAACCACCCTCACTTATTGCGCTTAAGAATTACCGCCAAGCTTCATCACCATGTCGATAACGTTCTTCGCAATAGTTGTAATTGAGCTGCCGTATGCGAGGAACTCTTTGAGGCGAGAACTTGATACAACTTCAATCTTTTCAGCTTCAGATGCATCCGGCATCGCCCTGAGCTGATCGACTACTCGCTCCAACTCACCTGCGTCCGTTTGCTCGGATAGACCAAGCGCAGCGAGGTGAGCCGCGTTATAGAAATGGAACACCTTTTCCACGTTATGAATCTGATTGCCGGCACCGGTGAATTTCAAATCCATGTCGTCTGGTGCTGACACCACTGATTTGCCGCCATTGACCACATTGTCATCGAAATTTATCTCAATCGCCATTTGCTCATCCTCACCGGCTCCATGCCGGGCCGAACACAAATACCCCACTTCAATGAATCACGCCAGCTGGCGAGGATCCCCTATGTTCACAGCAATTGATTTGTTCTCCGGTTTCGGCGGCTGGACCCGCGGCAGTGTTGATGCCGGCATGAAGGTTCTTTGGGCTGCGAACCACTGGGCCGAGGCGGTCGAGTGGCACACACGCAACAACCCGGACACGATCCACGCCTGCCAAGATCTGCACCAAGCGAACTGGGCGGACGTACCCAAGCATGACTTAATGCTGGCCTCGCCCTGCTGCCAAGGCCACACGAGGGCGCGGGGAAAGGAGTCCGGTAACCCTCAGCACGACAACTCTCGCTCGACAGCCTGGGCACCGGTGGCGAATGCTGAGGTCAATCGTCCTGACTTTGCTGTGATCGAGAACGTGCCAGAGTTCATGAACTGGATTCTTTACCCGGCATGGGCAGACGCCATGCGTTGTCTGGGCTACCAGCTTGCGCCGCACATCGTGGACTGTGCCGACCTTGGCGTGCCGCAACACCGGGTACGATTGTTCATGGTCTGCTCCCGCAGCAAAGCGCCATTGCACCTACAGCTACCGCGCTACCAGCATGTGCCAGCGAGCGAGATTATCGACTTTGATGCCGGCAAGTGGTCGCCAATCATCAAGCCCGGCCGCGCCGCTTCGACGCTGATTCGAGTAGAAAACGGCCGCAAGCGATTCGGCGAGCGGTTCGTGATGCCCTACTACGGTTCCGGGTCTGGCCTCACCGGACGCAGCCTCGACCGCCCGATCGGAACCATCACCACCCTGGATCGTTGGGCAGTTGTAGACGGTGACCAGATGCGCATGATCACTGCAAACGAGGCGATGGCTGCTCAGTCCTTCCCCGCCGACACACTGCGCCCGGACAACCACCGGCTGACCATGCACATGACCGGCAACGCTGTCCCTCCCCTTGCCGGTCAACGAATCATCGAAGCGCTGAAAGCCGCCGCGTAACCCACCCACTCCCCCGCCTGGGCATGACCCGGCAAAGGACGCCCCATGCTCATAGAAAACAAAATCGCTGCGCCGTTGAAGGTTGAGCGCTCGACGTCATCGAGCTTTACCAGCGCCTTGCAGCCTGATCAGACAGCCCAGAAAACAAAAGCGCTTGTGATGACCGGAATCCGCTGGGGATGAGCACGCCGCTGGCGCTCAAACCACCACCTCGTTTGCGTAACGTCGAATCGACGGTCGTACTGAACTGAAAGCAGACTCCCCGAAACGCCGAAGTGGCCACAATCCGGGCAACTCAGTTCTTTTCCATCAAGATCTGACTCAACTTTTAAAGCATCGACCCCGCAGACCAAGCACTCCATACCACTCTCCTTAATTTAGTTAATTGCTCAACTGTAGCTGATCCCTCACAACCCTCCACCGCCCGGGCATGACCCGGCTAGGACGCCCTATGCCCACAGAAAACCTAAAGGCTTACCACGTCGGTGAAGGCTCCGAAGGCGAACAAGTCGTCACGTTCGCCAGTAGCAGTGCGCAGGCCCGCCGCGAAGGCGGAAACGAGTTGGATTTAACCTTCGAAGAGGTAAGCTTTTGCCGCCGAGCGCCGTGGGCAGATGAGTTCGCCGGGCAGCCTTTCATTCCAGCAAAGGCGTATCACGAACAAGGCTGGTGGCTGTACTGCAACAACTGCGAAAACCAACTCTACGAGGACGCCGAAGACGACGACGGTAATCCGCTACAGATCGTCTACACCGGCCGGCACGCCTACTGCGATAAGGACTGTAAAGACTCGCGAGAAAAACAGATCGCCGATGCAAATGCCAAAGGCGAAGCCTTCAGGACAAAGGTGCTGAGCGAGCGACCGAATTTGACCTACACCGAGTTCGATACCGGCTGGCCGAAAATCACCATGTCCGCCAAGTTCCAATTCCCAGGCTGTCAGTATGGTGGATCGGTTAGGGATCAAGAGGGTGACGGAAAGCTGGAGTGGTTCATCGCAAGCGCGGACCAGGCCGCTTGGGATGCTTTCCAGCAGGGGCGCGCAGCATGAAGCGCATCTACCTCAGCTGGCCAATGATCACCTGAGTGCCCACTTAAACGTTGATCAGACGAGCAGCCTGATTCGAGTCAATGGTTGGAATCGTTCCAGAGCCTTGATGTTCCGCGATCCACTTTCGAGTCAGTTCCACGTCGTAGCGCTGCGCTTTCATCGACACAAGCGCTGCACCAGTGATTCGATAGCGTCCGCACTTCGGGCAATATCTTTCCAGGTAATAATCATTAGCATCAATTACCACAGCAGGCTCATCGCAAATCAAGCAAGTCATGAACTTCTCCTATTGGCTGATCGCTCAAATGTAGTCGATCTTAGGGAGGTGCCCCTGTGCCAAAAGCAAACAAAATCGCCCCGCCGGAATTCAACCTGACCACGCCAGATGGCGGGCGTGGTTACATCGCCGAACTGTTCAAGACCGTGCTCAAGCGTCACGACTACCGCCAGTACATCAATGAGCGGCTGGCAGGCGACTTCGCTTGCACCCTGGCGCAGCACTTCGAGGACATCAAAGCTCGCGAACAAGCCCTACAGCTGCGCCTTAAGGCAGCGGATCAGCGGAACGATGAGTATCAAGAGGAGCGGCAGAAGCTGATCGCATACGGCCGCAGCCTTGGACTTGAGGAGGCGTCGACCGTTTGCAGTCGCATGGCTTGCGACGCTTACTTCCCGGCTGGCTCCCGCTTCAAGCACTTCGTCCCGAAGGCACAGGGGCAGATGGGATATCTGCTGATCAAAGCAGCGAACGCAATCGCCTCCCTGCCGGACGGCCCATACGATCGGTTCAAGGCTCGTCAGCAGAAAACAGCCGAAAAGTCAGCCATTGCCTGACAGGAGTACATCTGTACTCCACCTTCTGTAACTCCCTCCCCCTTCAAAGTCAGCCGCTATAGCGGCAAAGGAACAGTCATGCCTGAAGAAAACGTACTGAAGTGTTACGCAGTCGGCGATTGCGATTTTGTCGCAGCCTTCGACGGAGACGGCGCGATCGCTGTGCTGGCCAACACGAACGGTGATGAGCCAATCAATTATGCAGATTGGGATGTTGAGCTGGTCCACGGCGCTGGCCTCGACAGGCCTTGGTGCGATGAGGATGACCGCACCAAGATCGTCGGCACTCTTCGCGAATGGCTCACTGCCGCAACCGAACCAACCTGGCTTGCCGGTACGGAGTGACTCATGACAGACATCAAAGAACGGCCAATCTTGTTCTCGGCCCCGATGGTGCGCGCCATCCTGAAAGGCCGGAAGACGGTCACGCGGCGGCCGGTGAAAGGTGGGCAAATTCCGACGGAGGATCCCGCTGAAGAAGGCAGACATCGCTGGAGTGCAATCGCCCAGCGCGACCCACGCTACGGGTTCTGTGTTTTTGGGTCGACGGAAGCAGAGTGCGCCAAGGAGCTGGCCGAGTTCGCGCCCTGCCCCTACGGCAAACCCGGCGAACGGCTTTGGGTGCGTGAGACAACCACCGAGGATTGTCGCGGCAGCATCTCGACCGCGACATATACCGCCGACGGCGCCCCCTCCAATTTGGAGTGGTGGTATTCGCGCCGATCCTGTCCTTCGATCCACATGCCCCGAGTCGCCTGCCGCATCCTGCTGGAGATCACTGACGTCCGCGTTGAACGCCTTTGGGATATCGACGACGAGCAGTCACTCGCCGAGGGCATCTACTCGAACCCCGACGTAAATGACATGTACACCGCCGACGGCGACCACCACACAAGCAAGCGCGGAGGCGCCCGATCGGCATTCATCCACCTGTGGGAATCGACTGGTGGTGACTGGAACGGCAATCCTTGGGCCTGGGTCATCGAGTTCAAGCAGGTGATGCCATGAAGAAAAGAAACTTTGCCCTGGTCGACAAAGCAGAGCTCGAAGTGCTGCGAAAAGACAAGGCTCGGATTGATGCCCTGGAGTCTGGGTGCTGGGATGTGCGGTTCATCGACTGCCCTACCCCGGGAGGCGACGACGGCAGCATCAACATCGAGATCATCGGCCACTACATGGGCAAGCCATGGGAGCGTGTGCTTGGCGAGAACTACAACGAGAACCTGCGTGCAGCCATCGACCAAGCCTGCACAGCTGAGGCATACCCTCCCGAACGGCCCGAGGACGACCGATACGGAAATCCAGAGAGGACCGCCAAATGCCAATAATTGCCCTCGCATACATGGCCTGGCTCATCTACACGGGGCCACGGCGATGAATCGATTGGCCGACGCCGCACCGGGGAAATGGACGGTGTGGCGCCGGCCGCCATTGCGAGGTTGTTTTCAGGCTGCAGACGGTCGATGAGAGCGGGGGCTTGGAGGTTGACTAGCGCCAGTCTTAGTACCGAGCACCGAATCGCCATCTGCAATCGCCCGTGCCCGACCCACACCCCATACGAGTGCGGTAGTCATCGTATCGTTGGGTAAATGGTGGTGGGATTCCTCAAACACAGGCCATCCGTTTTTGTTGTAGACACCAATAAATAGTTGGGTTCTTCCCTTTCTGGAAACTCGGCTCTGAACATCAATAAGAGTGCCGTCACTAAGCACTTCGTCATGCGACCGACTATGCAACTCGCAGTCCGCCCAGAGCCAATATTTGGAGCCTCTACGCATCATCTTTGCGGCCTCCTTCCTTTGTTGAGTTTCGATGAAACCAACAAGAATAAAAAATTTAGTGCGGCAATCAGGCGGTGTCAATTTCCAAAATTCGCCATTCGTCTGAAGACTTTTTGCACGCAATTCACCCTCTCACCACCTTCTGCCGCCACGCGCGGCATGGAGCATCTCTATGGAAACTGAAATTCTCTCGGACGAAGAACTGGCGGATCTCACCGGTTACAAGGCCCGGGCCTACCAGCGGCGCTGGCTAACAGATCGCCATTGGGTGTTCGTCGAAAGCCGAGGCAAGCGTCCACTGGTTGGACGGATGTATGCCCGCATGAAGCTGGGCACGATCTCCCCCGCCATCGCTGACCCCAACCCACCGCCGGTAGCTCCGGCATGGACGCCAGACTTCTCGCGAGTGAACTGATATGCGACCCCGCAAGGCCGAAACACGTAATTTGCCGCCCCGGATGTACCAGTGGACGCGGCCACGGAAAAGTGGAAAGGACTGGATTGCCTATTACTACCTGGACATGACCGGCCAGGCGATCCCATTGGGCAAAGACCTGGACCTCGCCAGGATCAAATGGGCGGAACTCGAAGCCAAGGAAAAGCCAATCGACCTACGCACCATGAAGGGAATCTTTGACAGGTACATCCGCGACATCGTGTCCAAGAAAGCAGCGCGCACCCAAAAGGACAATCTGTCGGAGATCAAGCAGCTGCGGCCGATGTTCGACAGCGCCCCCATTGACTCGATCACCCCGGCCACGATTGCCGGGTACCGGGATGCACGGACGGCAAAAGTTCGGGCGAACAGGGAGATCGCCACCCTTTCCCACGTTTTCAATATCGCTCGGGAATGGGGGCTGACGACCAAAGAAAATCCCTGCCAAGGTGTGCGCAAAAACAAGGAAACGCCGCGGGACTACTACGCAAATGATGTGGTTTGGGATGCTGTTTACAAGAAGGCAGCTCAAGAGCTGAAAGACGCGATGGACCTGGCTTACCTGACCGGGCAGCGGCCGGCAGATGTTCTGGTCATGAGGAAGGATGATGTCGAGGGCAAATATTTGGGCGTGCAGC